GTATTAGACGACGCATAGGAGGTTTAAATTATGGCTGGCAATGGCGGAATAATTGGACCTGTAAATACAGTACAAGCAGCAGTATCAGAAGTTATCACTACAGTAACAGCAGCTACCCCCTCAGCAGTAACTCTTGCACCTACTACAGAAACAATTGATGTTTTAGTAGTTGGTGGTGGAGGATCTGGTGGAACAGTTAATCCAGGAAACATCGGTGGTGGTGGTGGTGGAGCTGGTGGTGTTCGTCAAATTAATTGTATTTCAGTTACTGGAGGTTCCGCTTTAGGAGCAGTAGTCATAGGTGGTGGTGGAGTAATTAATAGTTATCCAGGAGTTAATGGTGGTCAAGGTGGTCCTGGTTGTAATTCAAGTATAGTCGTAGGATGCACAACGTACACTTCCGCAGGTGGTGGAGGTGGCGGCGGTGGTAGACCTGCTACAACACCGGCTGGTATACCTTCTTTTTCAGGAGTTGCAGGTGGTTCAGGTGGTGGTACAGCTTTTCCAGCTGGTGGTACAGCAGGAGGAGTCGGTAATACACCTCCCGAAAGTCCCCCTCAAGGTAATAATGGTGGAGCATCAGGTGCAACTCCAAATGGATATGCAGGTGGTGGTGGCGGAATTTGTGGTGTAGGAGCAGACGGATCTAATTATCCAGGTCCTGGTGGTGGAGCTGGTGGTGCAGGTTTAAATATTGCACCTTTATTTCCAGGATCACCTATTACAAGTGTTGGTGGTGGTGGAGGTGGAGGATATTATAACCCATCTGTTCCAGATGGTTCAGGTGGAAATGCCAATCCAGTAGGTGGTGGTGGAGATGCAGGTAGATCACCAAATAGACCAGGTGAACCTGATGGTGAAGCAGGAACAACTAATACAGGTGGAGCTGGAGGAGGTGCATCTTCTGTTGGATCAGGAAGTAATTGTGGTGGTTATGGAGGATCTGGTGTTGTAATTGTAAAACAACCTAGTAAAAATAAAAGTGCGCCAGGTATTTGGCAAATGAATACAGTATATGATTTTGTAAAAAGTGACAATTGGGTTCAAGCCCCTTCATTTATTTCAGCAGTAGGTGGAACAAGAACAGAAGATGGCGATTACGCTATTCATACATTTACAGCTTCAGGACCTTTTAACGTTACAGCAGCTTTTGGTAAACCTGCAGTAGATTCAGCAGCCGATTATTTAATTGTAGCAGGTGGTGGATCAGGTGGACAAGGTAATGGAAATTCTTCAGGTGGTGGAGGTGCAGGTGGTGTACGAGCTTCTGCAACAACTTATACAAATGGAGGACCAAGTGCTCCAAGAACAGCGTGCGTTGCTGCAGTAACATTAACAACTCAAGATTATTCAATTGTAGTAGGTGGTGGTGATACAGGACAATCAGGTCCGCAACCAAATCCTGGCACAAGAAGAGGTACAGATTCAAGTGGTTTAGGTTTAACAGCAACTGGTGGTGGTGCTGGTGGTTATCACAACGGTGGTGGTGGACCAGGTAACTCAGGGGGTTCTGGTGGTGGAGCTTCAGGTGGTGGTTTAAATAAAACTGGTGGAGCAGGTAATACTCCTCCAACAAGTCCAGCTCAAGGTAGTGCTGGTGGATGTAGACCAGGAACTCCTCCAGATGGCACAGCCGGTGGTGGTGGAGGTTTTATGGCTGCTGGTGCAAATGGACAACCTCCTTCAGGAAATCCATTCCGTGTAGCACCTGGTGGTGCTGGTGGTGGATTCCCTAATGCTTTTGGTACATCAGGTGAAAACTGTGGATCATATTATTATTTTGGTGGTGGAGGTGGTGGAGCAGGAAGTCAAGATACACCTGCACCTGTTGCTAATGCTTCCGGTGGTATAGGAGGTGGTGGTAATATTTCAACGTGTCAAGGACCTGGTCCAGATGCAGCAGGAACTCCAGGAACTGCTAATACTGGTGGTGGCGGTGGTGGTAATAATAATGATTCTTACCCTGTAGTAAGTGCTAGTGGTGGTCCTGGAATTGTTATTATTAGATATAAATTTCAATAATTGACACTAAGAATAAAAAATTATATAAACAAACTTTAAGGAGTAAAAATATGGCACATTTCGCAGAATTAAAAGCAATGACAGATCCTACTGGATTTACGTCAGATTCACATCAAGTAGTACAAAGAGTAGTTGTTGTAGGTAATGATATTAATACAGCAGCAGGACCATTAGGTGATAACGATATGCACGTAGATGGAGAAACATGGTGTATTAATTTTTTCAAAGGTGGAATTTGGAAACAAACTTCTTACAATAATAATTTTAGAAAATCCTATGCAGGAAGAGGAATGATATATGATCCTGTAAAAGATAAATTTTTAAGTCAACAACCTTTTGCTTCATGGTCACTAGATTCTAATGACGATTGGCAAGCACCAATAACTTTCCCATCAATTATTAATGATGGTGAAGATCCAAGTGTTTGGAGATATATAATATCTTGGAACGACACAAAATATAACGCTGACAACAATAAAGGTTGGGAAGCAACTAAATCTAACGACGAAGCGGAAACACCAACAATCTACGATTGGAACGGCACAGCTTGGGTGTCCGCATAGGAGGACATTTAAATGCCAAGATCTGGCTCATTAAACGGTGGTGTAATCGGAAAAGTAAATAATGCTTCTTTCGGTAAATGCACTGTTACATCTAAAACATCATCAGGTAATTTAACACTTCAAACAGGAACTAGACTTGTAGAAACTCTTGTAGTTGCTGGTGGTGGAGGTGGTGGTAAAGGAACTGGTGCTGGTGGTGGCGGTGGTGGATTTAGACAAGTTTCATGTGTTAGTGTTTGTGGAACTGTTCCAATTACTGTTGGAGGTGGTGGAGCTGGCGCAGGACCTTCCAGAGGTCAAGGAACTCAAGGAGACGATTCAGTATTTTCAACAATAACATCAACTGGTGGTGGAGGAGGTGGTGGACAACCAACATCAACGGGACCACTTGATGGAGCACCAGGTGGATCCGGTGGAGGAGCTGCTGTTAGTGGATCTACTTTAGGAACAATAGGATCAGGAAATACTCCCCCAGTTAGCCCATCACAAGGGAATAATGGAGGAACTGCCTTTTCTGACAGAGGTTCTGGTGGTGGTGGAGGCTCAGGAGCTGTTGGAGGAGCTGGTACTGGTGGAGGACCCCCTGTTGCAACTGGATCAGGTGGTGATGGTGGTGCTGGTACAACAACTAATATTACAGGATCTTGTGTAACTTACGGTGGTGGTGGCGGTGGTGGTCATCACAATGGTGGTGGTCAAGGATCAGGTGGATCTGGCGGCGGTGGAGCTGCATCTAAAACAGGCTCTGGAACAGCTGGAACTACAAACACTGGTGGTGGTGGAGGCGGAGCCTCTGATTATCCAGCTCCTGGTTGTGGTGGTGCAGGTGGACCAGGAATAGTTGTCGTAAAAGAATTAGATAAAGCAAGTGGTGTGTGGTCAATGCAAAGTCAATTTAGTGCTCAGTCTCAAGGAATATGGCCAAGATTTATTCCAACACAAACATTTTCTACAAAAGGTATATTTATGATAGCTGGTGGTGGAGGTACAGGAACAGCACCATCTGGTGGTGGTGGAGGTGGTGGAGGATTAATCCTAACACCTAATTCTTATCCTATAACTCTTTGTGGAGCAGCAGGAACAGCCATACCAATAACTGTCGGAGGAGGTGGTAGTGGTAAAGGTTGGACTGTTGATGGATCTCCTGGAGAGGATACTCTTATAGGTGCGGATACAGATGCTAATTTTTTAATTGCTAAAGGTGGTGGTGGCGGTAGTGCTAATGGAACTGCAACATGTGGAACTGGTGGTGTACCTGGAGGATCAGGTGGTGGAGGTTATGGTGAAGGTGGATGTGCTGGTCGACCAGCAGGTACTGCAACACAATCTAGTCAAGCAGGAGATTCAGGAACATATGGATTTGGAAATAGTGGTGGTAACGGTTCAGGCCCAGCTAGAGCTGGTGGTGGTGGCGGTGGTGCTGGAGGTGCTGGTAGTGCTGGATTTGGTTCTATTGGACCAGGTGCAGGTGGTGGACCAGGTGGTAATGGTAAAGATGTTACTCCTGTTATGGGATCGTTAGGTACGCCTTTCTTTGGACCAACAAACGGTACGTTTGGAGGTGGTGGAGGTGCAACTAAATGTACAGCTCCCAATGGTACTGGTGGACCAGGTGGTGGTGGAGCAGGTGCTCCGTCTCCAGGTGGACCTTTCTTAGCAGGAACAGCAGGAACAACTAATACCGGTGGTGGTGGAGGTTCTTCTTACTCTGCAAGTCCAAGTGGTGTTCCAGCTGATGGTGGTGGAAATGGTGGATCTGGAAGAGTGGTAATAAATTTCCCTGATTCATTAACAATTGCAGTTGCTCCAGGAACTAACTCAGTAAGTCCTTCTCCAGGATCTACAAAGACTGCAGTCTTTACAGTTTCAGGAACCTTGACAGTTTCATAATATTATTTTATATTGTCTTTATAAAGACATATGCAATTACAAAATTATTACTATTGGTTTAAAGATGCTGTACCAAAACATATATGTGATGATATAGTTCGTTATGCAAAATCTATTCAAGATCAAATGGCAGTTACCGGTGGTTATGGTGGTAAAAAATTAAATCAAAAAGAAATACAAGATTTAAAAAAGAAAAGAGATTCTAATATAGTTTGGTTAAACGAACGTTGGATTTATAATGCAATACATCCTTATATTCATTCAGCTAATAGAGACGCTGGTTGGAATTTTCAATGGGATTTTTCTGAGTCTTGTCAATTTACAAAATATAAAAAAGGTCAGTATTATGATTGGCATTGTGATAGTTGGAATAAACCTTATCACAAACCAGATGAACCTAATTCACATGGTAAACAAAGAAAATTATCTGTAACTTTATCTTTATCTGATGACAAAGATTATAAAGGTGGAGAATTAGAATTTGATTTTAGAAACACAGATCCAGATAAAAAACCTAACACACATGTATTAAAAGAAATAAGATCTAAAGGTTCTTTAGTTGTATTTCCTTCAGATGTGTGGCATAGAGTAAAACCGGTCAAAAGTGGTGTTAGACATAGTCTAGTAATCTGGAGTCTTGGATGGCCATTTAAATAGGAAATATATGAAAAAGAAAAAGAAAAAAATTAAAAAACTACAACCCATAACTTATCCCAACCGCTTACATAGAGAAGAATATTTTACATCTCCTATATGGTTTGCCGATGCTCCAGAATTTGTTGATGAGCTAAATAAAGCATCAGATAGTTATATTAATACAGCTAAAAAAAATATTCAACCTGATATAGATAAACGTAATAAAGCCAATAAAACTAAAGGTGATTTCAGTAATGTTTATCACTCAACAACTTTAATAGGTGATGAAAAATTTAAAACATTAACAGATTATATAGGTGCAACTTCACAGAATTTATTAACAGAAATGGGTTTTGATTTAAGTCAGTATCAAGTGTTTACTACAGAAATGTGGGTACAAGAATTTGCAAAAGATGGCGGTGGACATCACACTTTACACACACATTGGAATGGTCATATTTCTGGTTTTTATTTTTTAAAGGCTAGTGACAAAACATCAATGCCTTTATTTGAAGATCCAAGACCAGGTAATGTTATGAATCTTTTACCAGAAACAGATAAATCAAAAATAACTTATGCTACATCCCAAATGCATTATAAAGTACAACCCGGTCGAATGATATTTTTTCCGTCTTATTTACCACATCAATATATAATTGATCCAGGTATAGAACCGTTTAGATTTATACATTGGAACTGTCAAGCAATACCAAAAGGAGTATTAAATGTCGTTTAAAAAAAATAAATATAAAGTATTAAGAGCAGCAATATCATCTGAATTAGCAGATTTTGTTTACACATATTTTTTAAATAAAAGAACTGCTGCAAGATTTTTATTTGATGAAAAATATTTATCACCATTTACTACAGAGTATGGTGTATGGAATGATCAACAAGTGCCTAACACTTATTCTCATTATGGAGACTTAGTTATGGAAACATTACTTGCTCAATTAAATGACAAGATGAATAAAGAAACTAACTTAAAATTAAGTCCTACTTATTCCTATGCAAGAATTTATAAAAAAGGAGATATTTTAGCAAGACATAAAGATAGGTATTCATGTGAAGTATCTACGACGTTAAATTTAGGTGGTGATTCATGGCCTATATATTTAGATCCAACTGGTAAACAAGGACAAGCTGGTATTAAAATAGAACTTAAACCTGGAGATATGTTAATATATTCTGGTTGTGATCTTGAACATTGGAGAGAACCTTTTGAAGGTAAAGATTGTGGACAAGTATTTTTACATTACAATAATTTAAAAGGAAAAAACGCTAAACAAAATTTATACGATAAAAGACCTATGTTAGGTTTACCTGCATATTTTAAAGGCTTTACAATATCTAAAAAATAATATATAAAATAAGCTTGCGGAGGGATGATCCACCACTGATTCCCTCTGCTTTAAAACATATTGAAATCACCTAAAATCTGCTATACTACCTAATAAACAGGATTTTATATGTTACAAAAACTAGGTTTTTTACCAGGATTCAATAAACAAGTCACATCTACAGGAGCCGAGTCTCAATGGACAGGTGGTGAAAATGTCCGTTTTAGATATGGTACACCTGAAAAAATAGGTGGTTGGTCTCAATTAGGTGAGTCTAAATTAACTGGTGTTGCTAGAGGTTTACATCATTTTGTTAATTCAGCTTCTACAAAATTTGCAGCTATAGGAACTAATAGAATTTTATATGCATATTCTGGAGGTGTGTTTTATGACATTCATCCTTTAGTTAATCCAGGAGGCACAGCTCTTACAAATTGTTTTAGCACTAGTAATGGAGATCCAGAAGTAACCATAACATTTGCTGGCACAACAACTTTTCAAGCTGGTGATATTATATTATTTGGAGATGCCTCTACTTTTTCAGCTATTACAAATTCTAATTTTGGTGCAGCTGATTTCGCTGATAAAAAATTTATGGTAACTAGTGTGCCGACAAGTTCTAGTATTACAATTACTATGCCTAGTAATGAAACAGGGAGCGGTGCAAATCTTTCAGGTGGTATAACTTTTTTTCAATATTACCACGTAGGACCAGCAGAACAACTAGGAGCTTTTGGTTGGGGTATATCTTTATGGGGTGGATCTGTATTAGGATCTGCAACTACAACATTAAATGGTGCATTAGCTGATGATACAAATGGTAATAATGGATCAGCTACAGAAATAACTTTAGCTAGTGTTACAGGTTTTCCTTCTGCAGGTACAAATTATGTGCAGATAGGTGCTGAAGAAATATCTTACACAGGAATTACAGGTTTAAAATTAACAGGAATTACAAGAGCTGCAAGAGGTTCTACTAGATCATCACATTTAAATGGTGCAACGGTTACTAACACTTCTCAATGGACAGGGTGGGGATCACCTGCAGCCAACACAGATAAAGTTACAGACCCAGGTTTATGGGCTCTTGATAATTTAGGATCTAAACTTATTGCATTAATAGTAGGAGGATCTGCTTTTGAATGGGATGGTGATTTAGCTAATGCTACATCTACTAGAGCAACTATTATTGCAGGTGCACCAACAGCATCTAGAGATATGTTAGTTTCTACTACAGATAGACACTTAATATTTTTTGGTACTGAAAAAACAATTGGAGATACAACAACACAAGATGATTTGTTTATTAGATTTTCATCTCAAGAAAACATAAATGATTATACACCAACAGCAACCAATACTGCTGGTACACAAAGACTGGCCGACGGATCACGGATCATTGGAGCTGTAGTTGGTAGAGATGCTATTTATGTTTGGACTGATACTGCATTATTTACCATGCGTTTTGTTGGACAACCATTTACTTTTGCTTTTGCACAAGTTGGAACTAACTGTGGATTGATAGGTATGAATGCAGCTGTAGAAGTTGATGGTGCTGCTTACTGGATGTCAGATAATGGTTTTTTTAGATACACAGGTAAACTAGAATCTATGGATTGTTTAGTAGAAGATTATGTTTATGATGATTTAAATACAACATCTAATCAATTAATTTATTGTGGTATTAATAACTTATTTGGAGAAGTAGTTTGGTTTTATCCAACGTCTTCATCTAATGTAAATAATAGAGCAGTATTTTATAGTTATTTAGATTCAACAGGTAAACGTCCAATCTGGTTTTCTAATGATAGTTCTCTTTTTGTAAGAAGTACGTGGGAAGATTCTGCTGTATTTGGTTTACCACATGCAACAAAATATAATGCAAGTGATGATGACTCTTTTGATGTAGAAGGTAATACAGATGGAGTTACAACATATTTTGAACATGAAACAGGTGTTAATCAATTAGAAGCAGGAGCAGTAACAAC